ATAGAAACATTAACTGTTTGGATTCCAGATCTATATCCAGAACCTGTGTTACCAATACTAATAGACTTAACTGTTCCCGAACAACCTACAATTGCTGTTCCACCTGCAGAAATTAATGGTTGATATCCAAATCCTTCACTAGATCCAACAGAAACAATTATTCCACCGAGAGGAAGATTGGAACCATTTGGATCTGAACTAATAGAAGTAGCAGTTCCTGTAAAGATAATGGAGGAACCAGAACCTACTTGTGAGATTGTATAATCATAAGTACTTCCGTTTCCTTGGAATATATCATTAACCAGAATTACAGTATCAGTTTGAATTCCTGTGACTGCTGCACCATCCGATTCTAATGCAAAAGTATTGTCTATTCCATTAAACTTAGAAGAAATACTATCAAATACTAGATTTTCTGAATATGCTTCATTTGAAGAATCAGTCTCTCCAGAACGCATGAATGTTCTTCCTTGGAAGTGAGAACCTGTTGCTATTCCTACCCAGTCTCTAGAATCGGGAGGATTAGTTGTACTACTTAAAGGAACATTACCATAAGGTGCTTCAGCAAAAGTTAATACATTATTAACAATATTATAATTACCAAAAATCTTAGTTACTAGAGCACCTGTATCAAATCCAGATAGAGTGCTTCCTAACCATTCTCTACGTACTCTTATAAAGTTAGTACTACCAATACCAACTCCTTCAATTTTCATTATCTCAGTTGTATTTCCTGATCCAACTCTAATTAAATCAGCACCGAAGAATGAATTAATTCCACTAAATTCTATAACATTATCTACAGCAAAAGCATTCTCAGAAAGAGTAGTAGTTACTGCCGTAGATACAACAGGAGATTGTATGATATTATCAAGAGCTAAAAGTGCCTTTGCATTTTGATTTTTAGCGATGAATAGGTGAGAAGTTCCAATACCCACACTAGTAATATCTACAGTCTCAGGAACGACGTTTAATGCCTTCTGTGCGGTCTCTGCTATCTTAAGTGTATCAGCATTAACCTTGACAATATAAAGCGTCTCTGGAAGGAATGTAGTTTCTCCAACACCAGCAAATCCATCTGTAGCTGCTATTCCAATACCAGAAGCTGCAGATCCAACATGTCTATATGTAACCTCCTCTCCAGTAACAAAGAAGTGATCTGGGATAGTAATGGTGTCATTAGCAACACTAACAATGTTGGCATCATTTGCTAAGAAATATCTTTCAAAAATATTCTTATTATCATGAGTTAAATTAAATGCTCTCTTAATATCTCTTTCAGTACCAAAGTACTCTTCAAGACCACTAGTAATTGAAGCATTAGTAAAGTCGATTTTATCTTTATTAGCAACAACATTCTTCAAGGCATTCATGCAAGTTTTAACTTCTACATCAATACTTGCATTTGGAGTAAAGACTAATGAAACAACTCCTGTATCACTATCAATTATACTTCCAATTGTTCCTAACCCTGAAGCATTATTAACAACGACATTTCCATATTCCGTATCATATGTCGTAACAGTTTCAGAAGGATCAGCAATATAATTATCAACCACTATAACTTCAGACATTTGATAGAAGTTATTAGTTGTGTCAGATACTTGAACTGTAAAGTATG